CTGTATTACTATTTGCTGCAGCTATTTTTTGTAATCCTACTAACGCATTTTTATCAGGATTACTACCGTCTCTTGCTTCATTTAACCCAGTTACATCTCTCATCATTTGTAAATAATAATTATAAGACTGTATTAAACTAGCTATCTTTGTATTTCCTCCCGATGCTCTAAGTTCTTGAATTGGCACTCTTGCGTTATTAAAGTCACCATCTTGCGTCATTGATCTACCAATAACAGAACCAGTTTGAAAATACATATTTAATGCTTCTTGTGGATTGTAATTTGTACCATTACCTAAATCTACTTCAGCAATACCATCCGCATCTAAGAATACTCCATCGGGAACCAATCTTGAAAGTACTTGTTGTAATTTAAGATGCGTTATTTGAATCATATCAGCAAAAGACGTCATTCTGCTTACTAAAGATTCAGGCTTTCCTTTATAAATTCTTGGTGCTACTATATTGTAACTCATTTGAACTTTAGTAATATCAGAAGCTGGACGTGTCATATTAACACACTTTTTCCAATCTAATAAATTTTCGTGTCCAACTATTTTAGCACCTTGATATAATACTTCTATTGCTCTATTAACTTTTTGAAATCTTGATCTAGCATCTTTAGGTGGATTAAACTCATCTGTTTTTTCAATCGCTTTTTGAGCCCCTGATGCTGTTTGTTTTATTTTGTATACTTGATTTTCAAAAGTTTTATATTCAAAATATATTATATTAACATAATTTTTATCTTGATTATCTGTTGTATATGCTTTATGCAATCTTATATCTGAACCCTTGCCTTCTATTTTTTTAATATCTTCTTCCGTTAAATAAGGATATTGCTTTTTTAATTCTGCAATAGTTACACTTCTTACTTCACCAACATAATATATATCATCAAAATATGGAGATTCAGAATGGGAATAAACTAAATTAGCAGGATCCACATATTCTAACTTAATACCTTCTGCAGTATTAAAGCTATTTTTAACAGCGCCCATGCCAATAACAGCTATATCATAATCAACTCTTTTCTTTAATAAATCATATTTATTTAAATCAAATACATTATTTATAGCTTCTTCTTCTGCAATTTCAATACTTTGTTTATAATCAAGTTGCATATGCAAAGCAAGTTCTTCGTCATTAGAAGGCAATTTATTTTTATCTGTTTTAAATAAATTTAAATTTAGTTCAGACTCAACAGCGTTTAATAATTCTTTATTACGCATGTCGCTAATAATATTTTCTACATACTTTGTTCTTTGACTAATTGCATTAGGATCTTGTGAATATGCTTTTATATCATATGTTCTTTCTTGTATACCATTTACGACTATGTCAACAAACTTAGGTATAATAGGCACAGGTTTCCAATCTAAATTAAGATAAGATAAATCACCATTTATAGATAATTCATCTTTATATTTTTGCACACTTTGTTCTCCTCTAGCATATAATCTTAATCTATGGAAGTTATCCCTATTTGCAAAGTAACGTGTAGTACCAGAATCTTTCTTAAACCATTCGGCCTCTATGGCTTTTGCAACTTGCATACCATATTGTGGAGAAGCTTTTTCAGCATCAGGCACCGATTGACTCGGGAATATACCGTTTTTAAATGTTTTTGCCATTTATTTTATTATTTTTGAAAAATTGCCTTTATTATCGTATTTAGCAAAACTAAAATTTACTTTATTATTTAGTTGTATTTTAGGTCTAGGTGTATATAAATTTTTATTACAAGCCATAATTGCTAACCCAGAACTTATCGCCGCATCAAATTTTGTTCTTTTGTTTATATCAAATCCAGCCCAATCATTTAATGTTTCGTTAAAATATAAATTTCCATAACTGCCGTCATGCTTTATACCTACATATGAATTTATATAACTTTCAATTGCTGCAGCATGTGCTTGCCTTATATCTTCACTTGAGTTTGGTATACCACCTATTTCTTTTTCTGTAACAGATAATTTATTCCAAACTTTATCAGGTCTATTCATCGAATAACCTCTATATCCTCTTCTTTTTAAATAATATAATAATCTTGGTTTATTGTTCTCTGCAAGTATTGGCATGCCATAAAAATGTAATGCCATAAGTATATCTTCAAAAAACATTTCCGCTGTTTGCGGTCTAGCTATATATTCTAAAAAGAATTGGTTTGCCGGTGCGTTTTCCATACTAAATTTAGTAAGGCCATGCAAGGCACCTTTAGATCCTTTGCCATCGGTAGTGCCGGATATATCATAGCTATCGCAGCCAAATGCACCAATATGTTCGTTTCCAGGATACTTAATTCCATTTTTTATTATTACTTTATTTTGTAATTCAACTTCAGGAACCCAAGATATATTAAATCTTCCATTTAAGTTTGGCGTGAATTGGACTTCTGTGTCTTGCACCCCATTTTTCCACGAAAAACTTCCACGGGTAACCGCAGCATCATATCTAGCTTCTTCATTAAAATCAATCTGTTCGTAAATCTTAGCAAGATTAAATATGCTATTTTTAGTTTCATCTCTGAAAGCATGTTCTTCAGTCCTCGGAAATTGTCTGTAAAATTCATTTAATGCGTCTTGATCTCCTTTTAAACCTTCAACTTCGTTTTCCCAATGTTCGATAACCCCGACATCAATATAGTCCCCGTAATTGTCTTTAACCGGCTCTTCGGGAGTGTTGAATACAGGTAATCCATAAGAATCAATGAATCCTTCGAAGTTCCATTCCATAGGTATGAACAAACTATATAATCCCGAACGAGTTTGTCCGTTCCTGTTTCTTTTTGTAACATCTGAATCATTATATAATTTTTTAAAGTTTCCACCTCCTTTATCTAATGAGTTACTTGTTGAACCCATCATACACTTTCCTATAATTCTTGAACCTAATCTTAACGTGGTTTTCGTGACTCTCCAGTTATTGAGGATGTTTTCGGGTCTTTCCCATTTCCCGGCTTCGTCGTGAACCAAGAGGGAAAGCTTTTCTCCATCATACGAGTTGTCCCCGGTATTTTTCCAGTCAATGGTCGTATCGAGTCCTGCGAGCTCCTCGGTCCTTTCATTGGTGATAATCTTCTTCCTCGTAAATTTGGAAGCTGGTACCCTATATGCCAGCTCGGTTTTGGGACGATCCATTCCATCCTGAATGGGTTTAAAAAAGAACGGATAATTGACCGATATTGGGACAACCTTATCTGTGAACATTTTCTTGGCATCCGCCCCAGATTTGGACAATATTCCAAACCGTGAATCGGAACTAATTGTTGCTGAATTAACCACTTCTCCGCTGGCCATAAACGAAAATCCTGATCGACGGTTTTTGAGATAGCACATTCCATAAGATCTGGAATCGGCTTTACAAGCTTCCCAAAAGATGAAGAAGAGTCTATTGGCTTCCCTATAGTCTGGTTTCCCAACATCAATTTTGGTCCACTGCAAGTACATATAGTGAGTCCCAGTAATATAAGTAGGAACATCCTTGTTGTAGAACCAATAACCTTCATCGCGTTTGGTAAATTCGCTATCAATATACCCATGCCATTTATTTTTAAATTCAGCTGGTAAATCTTTCCAATCAAATATAGTTTTTAACTTTGCTAAATCTTTTGGATATTCTTGTACCTGCCATTTATTATTTCCTTTCTCTAAATCTTTCGGCGCTGGAGGCAATGCTATTTTTAAATTTTGTATGCTATACACCTCACCTATCTGCCCCGTCTTGCTGATAATAACCACGTCATGATCCTTATCGTATCCGTATTTCCACTTTTTTGATTTATTAAGCCTTTTAATCGTATTGATTTTTATAGGCTCTATAATCTTATATAATGATTGTTTGTACATTATCTAGATCTTCTTTCTGCAAAGCCTTTAAATGACTCTTGTTTTTCTTCTATACTTTTACCTTCTAGTAATGCTTTTTCAACTTCGATTCTATTTAAGATCTCAAATGCATCGAATATTGCGAGCTTTTTAGTGGCTGCAGCGTTCTTGAGTCGATCGGCTGAAACATCATCATCAGTTTCAACAATCGGCTCTTTAGCAACTTTGATGAGTTCTTTGACTGCTTCATAACCAGCTTGGATTATATTCTTTTTCTGTTCCTTTACGTTCATACTTAATAGATATTGAATCTGTTGGTACTCTATACATTCTTTCACCGTCAACAATGAATTCATATTCACTGCTCGGTGTAAAACCAACTAAATCCCCTTTGTGTATATCTTTAAGTTCTTTGTCAACGTGTTTTATAATACCACGTAGCGGAACTTCTTTTTCTATAATATCATTTGATTGAATTGGTTTAACAAAACAATAGCCTTTTGGCGCATGCCATTTACCGTTTTGTTTATATAAAAATATTTGTTCTGGCCTTACAAAATACTTATCTTCTTTATAGTATGCTCTACCGTTTTTTTCTATACCCCTAACGTCATACCAGCGACGAAAAATATTATGGTGTACAATAACTTCATCACCTATTTTTATTTCAGTATTAAACGCTTTTGGTGTAGTAAGTACTATTCCAGATCGGCTAACATATCGGTGATCAGAAATTTCTGAATTTAATAATAACTCTATATCACCAATTTGTTTTGTATTATTATATCTTTTATTTTTGGGTTTGATTATAAAATCAAATATGCTTTGCATTAATATTCTAAATTGTATTCCACAGCTATTGCCATGTTTTTATTAAAATCTTTCCAAGGTAACACATTCCCATCTTTTTTTATAAAGATTGAAAACTTATCCGGTTGTTCAACTATATCACAAATAATATGATGACCATATACTTCTTGACCAACAGAATAATGCATTGCATCGTTTTTATAATCTCTACCTATACTTATTTTTCTTACGAGTGACATTATTCAACTATATTATATTTTAATTCTCCAGTTTTTGTATTCACCGAAACGTCACCATATTTTTCTTTAAGATTATTTTGAAATGTAACAAAATCACCTTCAGTCACATCTATTGAATGTAATATTTTATGCTTTTGTAATTCTAAATTTCCTAATTGTGCTGACGCTGCATTTAATTTTTTTAAAAAATCTTGCATTAATTCTAGTTCATCTTTGCTAACTTTTTTATTAGCTTTCTTTTTATAAGTGTTTGCCATTGTATTTAATTTAATTATTTTTTATTTGCTTTTGGGTGAGTATCTACAAACCAATTTTTATATGATGCTCTTTTTTCTAATATGTAATCAAAGTATTTATCAACTTTTTCTTTCCAGTTTTTATCTAACTCAGGATTTATAATACCTGATTTATAATGTGAAAAAGTTTTATTGACATAATTCTTTGCATTTTTTTGATGATATAATAAATGATTGTTTATACAATAAAAAGAGCCTCTTTGTATATTATTCCAAACATCTATTGGTTGTGTATCTTTACCTAATATAACACCATATAAACAGCTTTCACTAATATGTGTTGTATAAACACCCTTAGCTTTTTGTAAAAAATAATACATGTTTATATTTCTTGGCAGTATATTTTCTTCACCAAAAAAATCTTTTAACTCACCAATAATTTGATGCGTTGTAATCGGATGTGGTTTAAAATATATATTATCACCATGCTCCTGAGATATTGCTTTTAATCTATTTAAGCAAACATTTTCTCTTACTTTATTTGAACCCGGCAATACAACAATATAGTCTTTAGGCGCATATCTTGATAAAGCTTTTTCGTCTCTATCTTGATATTTATTTGCATCATTACTTACTATTTTGTTTACTAACCAATCAGAATAATCAACAACATCTTGCTTAGTATTATCATAATAAGCGTCTATTAATTGTTCGTTTCTTAGTTTATAGTTTAACGGTTGTAAATAAAAGTTACCAGCATATTCTGTGTAACCCATTGTTCTAAAGTGTGGCATTTCTTCAGCCATAACATCGTATGCTGCTTCTATACCGTTTTCACTACACTTTCTAATTACATAACCTTCAACCGCTTCAAGGTCATATAAATTGTTGTTTTTCTTTAATGGCCCGATTCTTTTGTCAAGCTCATTCTTATTAAACATTTCCATAAAATTAAATTTAAATTATCTATTATAATTAATTACATATATTTATATAATACTAACTACGCTTGCCCAAACGACGACGAAGGCGAATAAAAACTAGTTTGAGTGCTATAAGTCGTTGTAAAGCTAGTGGTATACGTTGTCGTAGTATTAAATGTTGTTGTAGTATTAAATGTTGTTATAGTATTAAACGTAGTTGTAGTACTTGTGCTAGTGTTAAACGTAGTTGTAGTACTAGTATTGAATGCTGTCGTTGTGCTAGTGTTAAACGTGGTTGTTGTTGCTGTACTAGTATTATATGTGGTTGTTGTATTAAATACAGTTGTTGTACTAGTGTTAAATACTGTTGTTGTCGCTGTACTTGTGTTAAACGTTGTTGTTGTCGCTGTACTTGTGTTAAATAACGTTATAGTTGTATACTGAGTTATTGTCGACGTATTATAAGTAGTTGTATAAGTTGTTGTCGTATCTTTAGCTGTAGTTTTAAGAGTTTGAGTAGTTGTATTAAACACTGTAGTTGTAGATCTACTAGTTGACGTTGATCTTGATTCTGTAGTGCTTCTACTTGTGCTAAAAGTTGTTGTTCTAGTTGTACTTCTAGATGTATTAAACGTAGTCGTATACTGAGTTGTTGTAGAGGTCGATGTATTATAATTAGTTGTTGTACTTGTATTAAATGTTGTATTTGTTGATATAGTTGTTTGATATACTGTAGTTGTCGACTTTGACGTATTGAAAGTCGTCGTTGTGCTTCTACTCGTTGTTGTAGATGTATTAAATAGCGTTGTTGTTGTAGTACT